GGTGATGTCGAGGGTGTCGGGGCCGTCGGTGGCTCTGGTGCGGATGGCGTTGATGGCGTAGGGCAGGTCGCCGAGCGGGTTGCCCCAGCGGTCGAAGATCATGTATCGCATGAGTGTGCTCCTAGATGAGTGTGAGTGGCCTGTACGCGAGACTGGCGGCGGTGGCTCCGGTGAGGGTGAGCATGTTCAGGCCGGGCAATAGGGGGAAGTAGTCGGATTCGAGGGTTGGGGCCATGAGGTTGCCGTTGACGCGCAGCTCCCGGTGGTCGGGGTCGGTGTCGATGGAGATGCGTCCAGTGATGGCGGTGGTGGACGTGACGGCGAGTTTGTGGCCGTGCGCGTCCTTGATGCTGACGGTCTTGGCGTCGGCGGCGGGGGTGAGCGTCCATGTGGGCCAGCATGGCCGGTTGCCTTTGACGTGGATCGTGTTCGCGTCCGTTTTGAGCGCGATGGATCGGCTGCGGCCGATCAGGTAGGGGTGGACGTCGATGCTCACGGTGACGAGCGTGGCGATCTGTCGGGGGCCGGCCCATTTGTCCTCCCATGCGCCGAGGCTCATGCGACCCTCGTATTCGCCGGGCAGGCTGCGCCATGAGAGCGTGACGATGGTGCCGGCGAGGGCGGCGAGCCGGGTTTTGGCGGCGAGGATGTCGTCTTCGCCGCCGATGGCGTACAGGCTGAGCGTGATGGCGCGGTTGCCCATGTACGCGGCCCCGGTGGGGTCTTCGAGGGTGAGGTCGAGTTGTCCGTCGCGGCCGGGCATGTCCTGCGTGCTGGTTGTGGGCTTGGTGGCGTCGATGGTGATGCCGTCGGCGGCGAGGGAGAACATCATGCGTTCCAGCGGGACGCCGTTGAGCGTGGGGTCTTCGACATGCGGCAGGCGCATGCGTCGCTGGTAGAGCATGATGCTTTCCTCTCTGGTTTTAACGGCCTCTCATGGCGAGGTAGTTGAGTTCGTAGCTCATGGGTTTGGCGAGCTTGCCGGCCATGACCTCGCCGCCTCGGTCGGACAGGTTGAGCGTGATGCCGCTGCTGAGCGCCTGATCGATGGCGTCGATGATGTCCTGTTTGGTCGCGTATTCGCCTTGGCTGCTGTCGATCGTGTAGGCCATCCGGCCGCCCGTGATGCGGGTCTGGTAGGCGTATGGGGTTTCGAGCATGCTGGTGTCGGTCTTCAGGCTCACGGTGGGGATCATGTCGGTCAGACCGTCGATGCTGTCCTCGACGAGGCCGCTGGCCTTGTCGATGCCCTGGGCCATGCCGGCGGGTATCCATTTGCCGACCTCGTCGCGGAAGATGCGTGACGGGCTGTGGATGCCGAGCACGCTCTTGGCCCAGCCGACGAGGCTGCTGCCGAGGTTGCTGATCGTGTTCCTGACCCACTGGAACGCGCCGCCGATGCCGTTGATGAGGCCTTGGATGACCTGACGGCCCGTGTCGTACAGCCATCGGCCCGCCCCGCTGACCGCGCCGAGCACGGTGTCGCGGATGCGGCCGACGGTGTTCGACACGGATTGGATGCCGTTGGACACGGCCGACGTGATCCCGTGCCAGATGTTCGACAGGTACGAGCCGACGCGGTTCCATACGCTCGTCCACACGCCGCTGATGGCGTTCAGGACGGTCGAGATGGTGTTGCTCACATTCTGGATGCATGTGGACACCACGCCGCTGATCGCGTTCCAGATGGTGGACGCGACGGACCTGACCGCGTTCCAGATGCTCGTCCATACGCCGCTGATGGCGTTGAGGACGGTGCCGATCGTGGTCCTGATGCCGTTGATGATCGGCATGAAGAACGCGACGATCTTGTTCCACACGTCGGTGAAGAACGTGCTGATGGCGGTCCATACGGTGGTCCAGACGGCCTTGATTCCGTCGAGGATGTTCGACAGGAACGCTTTGATGCCGTCCCATGTGGTCGTGAAGAACGATTTGATCGCGTCCCATGCGCCCTGCCAGTCTCCCTTGAGGAGGCTGAGGAACACGACGATGACCGTGCGGATCGCGTTCACCGCGGTCGAGATGTAGCCGCTTATCAGCGTGAAGATCGTGTTGACGACGTTGTAGATCGCCGTCCAGATGGTGCTCCACACGGTGTTCGTGCTGTTCATCTGCTGGGTGATGAACGAGAGTATCCAGCCGAACACGGTGTTGATGCCGTTCTGGATCGCCTGCAAGGGTGCGACGATGAGCGCGCCGATGACGGTGAACACGTTGACGATGAAGTCTCGTATCCCGGTGAAGATCGTCGTGGCGGTCGTGCTGATGCCGGTCCACACGCCGGACAGGAACGTGGTGATCGACGTCCATGCGCCGGTGACGCCGCCGCTGATCGTCTGCCATAGGCCCGTGAAGAAGCCGGCGATGCCGTCCCATGCGGATTGCACGGTACCTGTGATCGTGGCCCATAGGTTGGCGAGGAATTCGCCGAGCCCGTTCCATAGGTCTTGCGCGGTGGCGACGATCGTGTTCCACGTGTCCGTGAGCCATGAGGTGAACGCGGCCCATGCCTTGCGGCCGACCTCGGTCTGGGTGAAGAACCAGACGAGCGTGGCCACGACGGCCGCGATGGCGACGGCGATAGCGCCAATGGGGTTTGCCGCTATGACGGCGTTGAACGCGCCCTGCACGGCGGTCGCCATTTTGGTGGCGGCGCTCCACGCGGTCTGAGCCGTCTTGACGAGGCTGAGGCTGGAGCCCATCTGTTTGAGCATTTGAATCGGGCCGCCCAAGTCCATCATGAGCATGATGCCGTTGCTGATGCCCTTGGCGGCGGTCGTCACCGTGTTCATGGTTCCGGTGAGCGCCTGTAGACCGCTGTTGAGCGCCTGATAGCCCTTGACTGCGGCGAACGCGGTGCCGATGCCGATGATGATGGGCGCGAGTTCCTTGCCGTGCTGGATGAACCAGTTGAGCGTGTCGGCGACGAGTTTGATGCCGTCGGCGAGACCTTCGGGAGGGATCATGTGCGCCCAGTCGATGACCATGTTGACGACGCCCATGATCGCGTCCCTGATGGTGTCCCACGCGGATTTGAACGCGGTGATCGCGCCGTTTTCCTCCAGTTTGGAGTAGAGGCGCTGGAACCAGCCGATGAGCCCTTCGATGCCTGCCTGGACGACGGGCACGGCGTTGGTGACGCCGTCGGCGATCCAGCTCATGCCGCCGGTGATGGCGGGTTTGACGCTGTCGAGCACGCTCGCGCCGAGCTTGACGAACGCGGCTTCGAGGTTGCCGGTGGCTCCCTCGATGGTGCTGGCGGATGTGGCGGCTTCCACGGCGGCGTCGGTGAAGCCGAGCGACATGATCGCGTCGTTGAATTCCTGCGCGGTGATCTGCCCGTCGGCCATCGCGTCGCGGAAGTTGCCGGTGTAGGCTCCGGCCTCCTTGAGTGCCTGTTGGATTTTGCCGCTCGCGCCGGGGATCGCGTCCGAGAGCTGGTTCCAGTTCTCGGTCGTGAGTTTTCCCTGGCCGGCGGTCTGCGTCAGCACCATCGCCACGGACTTGAAGGTGTCGGCGGAGCCGCCGGCGACGGCGTTGAGGTTGCCTGCGGCTTCGGCGAGCTTGTCGTAGTTGGGCACGCCGTTGGCGGCGAGCTGGGCGGTGGTGTTGCGGATGTCGTTGAGGTCGTAGACGGTCTTGTCGGCGTAGTCCTGCGTGCTGGCGGTGAGTCGTTTGATCTGCTGTTCGCTGACGCCGGCGAAGTTCAGGGTGCTGGCGAACTTCTGGGCGCTGTCGGATGCGCTGGTGATCTCGCCGGACAGGCCCATGAACGCTTCGATGGCCTTGCCCGCGACGCTTTGCGCGATGCCGGTGATGACGCCGAGTTTCGCGCCGAAGCCGCCGGCGAAGCCGTTGCCGGCTTTGATGCCGGCGGTGTTGCCGGCGGTTTCCGATGCGCTGCCGAACGCCGATTCGATGGCCTTGCCGACGCCCTTCATGCTGGGCACGATCTGTACGAACGCGGTGGCGATCTCGATTGCCATGCTATGCCTCCCTGATGGTGGTGCGCGGTGCGGCCAGGTATGCGGCTAGTTGTTCGTCGTCCATCGCCATGACCTCGCCGCCCGTGGCTTCATGCCGGACGGTGCCGGGGCGTTGGAGTTGTCCGCGCCAGCGCGCGCCCTTGCGTGAGGCTTCCTTGGTTTTCGTCCAGGCGAGGAACGCGAGGCTGTCGCGGATGTCGGCGAGGAGGTAGGTTTGGTCGTCCCATGCGAGGCGCGGGTTGAGTTTTTGCCAGATGATGGACTGGCGGGGGAGGTTGGCGGCCAGTGCGGCCGCCCGGTTGGCGGGCAGTTCGCCAGTCCATATGAGGTCGGTGTTAAGCCCATAGAAACGCTGGAAGTCCGCTTCGAGCGCGTCGGGTGCCGTGGCGAGCATTCCTATGAGCGTCAGGAGTTTGGGGCGACCTGTTCGAGGAGCTGGGCGATGAATTCGCTGACCTTGTCGATGCTCACGCGCCCGGTGTCGGGGTCGCGCAATGCGTCCTTCATGGCCGTGTACTGGGGGCCGCAGAGCTTCTTGAGGAAGGGGACGATGGCGAACGCGCCGGCACCGTTGCCGGACTGGGCGGTTTGGAGGTCGTAGAGGTATTCGACCATGTCGAGGTCGTCGAAGATCGCGGGGCTGACGGCGAGGGTGACGCCCATGGCCTCGACGGTCTTGGGCTGGTTTTTCGTGGTTTTGTGGTCATGCGGCTGCTTGGCTGCCATATGCGTGTCCTTTCAGAGGGGTGCGCCCGCCGGACGGCGGGCGCGGGGGGGGATCACTTGCTGAGCGAGGCGGTGGCGACGTTGGCGATGTATTCGACGCTGGTGGACCCGTTGATGAGGTCGCTGGGGTTGGCGCTCATGGTCACGCCGTAGCCGATGGCGTCGCCGGCGCTGTAGGTGGTGTCGTCGAATTCGGTGATGGTGCCGTCGGCGACTACGATGCGCTTGACGCGGTTGCCGGTCATGGCGATCTCGAACACGAGGACGAGGCTTTCGCCGGACGGGATGGCGTGGTAGACGGTGAGCTTGTCGGCGGTGCCGGTGACGTTCGCGGTGCCGAAACGCAGTTTGAGGCTGGCTTCGTTGGTTTCGATCATGTTGAACTGCCATGTCTCGCCGTAGCCGCTGATCTCGGACAGTACCTTGATGCCGCCCATCTCGTTGATGTCGGTGGTGTCGGTGTCGGTGGCGTTGGTGACGCCGTCCTCCGACAGGTAGCCGACGCAGGTGTAGGCTGCCGGCAGTGCGGTGGTCGCGTCGGTGGGCAGTGCGGTGCCGGCGGGCGCGTAGTAGAGGCAGCCGGTCTTCTTGGGCTTGCCGAGGCTGACGTTTTTCTTGTTGTTGTGGTTGGTTTCGGCCATGATGGTGCCTTTCGGATGGTGCGGCGTCGTCTTATTGGGTGGCGGCGTCGAGCTGGATGGTGATCTGGTATCGGGGCTGGGGCGGCGGGCCGGGGTCGGGGAAGTCGATGACGCTTTCCACGCCGACGGCGGCGATGGGGTCGAGCAGGTCGAGGTCGAGCAGTCGGGGCAGCAGCGTGCCGGTGGCGAGCTGGGCGGCCTGCCATCGGGTTTCCGCCCATACCTGTATGGCGAGGATGGGGTGGCTGCTGTATTCGTTCTCGCTGCCGCCGACGCGCTCGATGGTCACGAACCGCTTGGGCCGGTCGGCGGGCACTTCGAGGTATGCGGTCAGGCCGTCGCCGTTGGGGTCGGTGTCGATCCAGTCCTTGACCGTTTTTTCGAGGTTGAGACTCATCGCCGTTTCACCGCCTTGAGCAGCGTGTTGTGCTTCGCGTTGTCCTCCATCGCCTTCACGTTGCCTTCGGAGCCGTGCCCGGTCGTGGCGAGCGCGACGCTGCCTTTGGTGGTGCTGACATGGGGTGCGGCCTCGTAGGTCGCGCCTTCGACCTGTGCCATGCTGTTGGCGCTGGCGGCGATGAGCGTGGCCTGTTGGTCGATGGCCTGCTGGATGGGTGCGGATTGGCGTACCGCGCGGAAGCCGGCGAGGTTGAGTTTTACCTTTGCCATGTGCCGGTCTCCTATCCTCTGGTGGCGGCGAGTTCGACGGTGAGGTTCCAGCGGGTCGGGGTGATGCCGCCCGTGTAGGGGCGGGGGTCTCCGATCACGGTGTATGCGACGCCGTCGATGACCGCCTTGGCCCCGCGCAGGCTCCGGTAGGGCCATGCGCGGGGCATGTGGATGGTTTTGGCGACTCGGATGCCGTCGGGGCGGATGCCGTCGGTGAGGTTCGATTGGCTGCCGTCCTGGATGAGCACGTCTTCGACGGTTTCCTGTTCGGTGTCCCAGATGATGCCGCCGCCGGGATCATGGCCGGCCGGGGTGCGGTGGATGAGGGTGATGGTCTCGCCTTTCATGCCGCGCCTCCGGCCATGTCGTATGCCCATGCCTCGCCGTCGCCGCCCAACGCTTCCTTTTCGGAGGTGGTGAGGTAGAGGTCGCCGGCGGGGTTGGCGTAGCTCAGGCTTTCGCTGTAGCTGCCGGCGGTCTGGGTGGATTGGGTCACGCCCGACATGTCGGGGCCGGCCTGCATGGCTCGTTTGACGGC